GACATCACGAAAAAAGAAAGTTCAGGATTAACGCTTGCCAAAGCAGTTGGACTTGGACAATAATCACCTCCCCGTGACTACTTAGTCACATAACCTTGAAAGCAAAACGCTAAATGCTAAATCTCTCATCCTCTGGCGGCTCTGGTAACTACATCCGTTTCTCTCCCCAGGCTAACGCTTGGACAAACTCCAACAACGAGGAAATCCAACTCAAGAAGGTGGTCTTCGACATCGACAACGTGCAGACAGGCTGGCTCCTGCTAGCCGTTGGTCAGCGCGAGTGGAACCCTGACGTGTCTCTTGGAAAGAAGGGTCCGCAGCCAACGCCTGAACACAAGCGTGGGTTCATGGTCACCCTGTACAACAAGGAGATCGGCGCAGCCGAGTGGTCTAGCAACGGTGTCGGTCCGAACATGGGCTTGGAGCAGTTGTACAAGACCTGCGACGCGCAACGCGCTGCAAACCCTGGCAAGTTGCCGGTGGTTGAGTACAAGGGTTCCAAGTTGGAGAAGATCGGTAAGGGTACGACTCGCATTCCTAACTTCGAGTTGGTGAACTGGGTTGCGCGTCCTGAAGGAATGGATGCTGTGGCGGCTCCTGTTGAGCAAGCACCGCAGCCAGTGCGTACAGCACCGGCCAAGGCTGCGGTGGTGGAAGACGAAGACGAGATGTTTTAAGCCGTAGTCCCGAACGCCGAGGTGTAACAGCCTCGGCTTTTTTTTCCTCTAAAAAATATAACTATGAAATATCTCTCACTTTGCAGTGGTATTGAAGCGGCAACAGTAGCGTGGCATCCACTTGGATGGGAGGCAGTGGCCTACTCCGAGATCGAAAGATTCCCATCCGAGGTGCTTGCACATCACTACCCAAACACGCCCAACTTGGGCGACATGACAAAATTTAAGGAGTGGTCAATTGAACCAAATGTCGATCTTCTCGTTGGAGGAACTCCCTGCCAATCCTTCTCAGTCGCCGGACTCCGAAAGGGACTGGATGACCCTCGTGGCAACCTCATGCTTACCTATCTTGCCATTGCTGACAAATATCGGCCCAAGTGGTTGGTTTGGGAGAACGTCCCCGGCGTTCTATCCTCTAACGGAGGACACGACTTTGCCTCCTTCCTTCGAGGGTTGGGCGAACTCGGGTATGGGTTCGCATACAGGGTTCTTGACGCTCAGTACTTCGGAGTGGCCCAAAGACGCAGACGTGTGTTCGTTGTCGGATACCTTGGAGACTGGCAGCGTGCCGCAGCGGTTCTTTTTGAGCGAGACAGCCTGTGCGGGAATCCTGCGCCGAGCAGACAAAAGAGGGAAGGTGTTGCCTCCTACACTCCAAGCGGCTTTAGAGGGTATAGCCAAGAATCAGGAACTTTAAGAGCAAACGGCGGTGATCTTGGTGGCGGGTCTGAGAATCTTTTGGTTGATAAACAATGGCCGGCTGATATTAGTAGTTCTTTAGACACCACCTTTGGCACAAAGATGGGTTTAGAAAATCAGCACGTTAATGCTGGTTGTCCCATGTTTGTGCCAGCCGAAGTGACAACAGTGCAAACATTTAGAGCAAGAAGACCTGGTGAGGGTGGGATGTCGCATGACCACGAACACATTGTTCCAGTGCTTTCACCTGCGCTTAATACTCAAAGCGGTGCAAACCATGCGCCTGACACCAAGGCTTATGTTGTGCAACCCATTGCTTACAACATTGCGCCGGGTAAAGGCGCATTGAAAGATGACATCCATGTAACTACTGCTGATGCCACAAAAACATTGGATGCATCAGGAAGCAATCCAGCAATGCATCAAGGCGGTGCGGCAATATTGCAGCCCATTGCCTACAACATCACATTCTGCGATGCCAATGGAACAAGGGCTGATCGCCCCAATGGTGGTTTGTATGTCAGCGAGACTGATGTATCAAGCACGATGACAAAGGCTGGTATTGGTACGAATGTGGCGCAGCCAATGGTTGTCCACGGAACCCAAGACCCATGCGTGTCAGACATTGCTTTTGCCCAAGGCAGAAACAACGGTGGTGAAAATGTCATGGTGCAGGCAGTAGGCACAGACTTGTATAACGGCAATATCACAGGGGATGTGGCGGCAACCATGGGGACGCCTGGCAGCAGTAGCAACGCTAGTGGCCCGACAGTTATGCAATCAATGGCAGTGCGCAGACTCACACCAGTGGAATGCGAACGTCTCCAGGGCTTTCCCGATACTTACACGGACATCAAGTCAAAGGGCAAGGCAACCCCTGACGGTCCGAGGTACAAGGCTTTAGGTAATTCAATGGCTGTGCCTGTGATGGCGTGGATCGGAAAAAGAATAAACGAGGTAGAAGAACTATGCAAGCCGAACAAATAGCGCAGGCACTAGGCAACGCAAAGCAAGCAAACGGATCGTGGCTGGCATCTTGCCCAGTCCAATCGCACGGTAAGGGCAACGGAGACAAGAACCCAAGCCTATCCATCACGGAGACTCAGGACGGCAAATACTTATTCCACTGCCACGGCGGGTGCGATCAGAACGATGTATTCGGCGCAATCAGGGATCGGGGTCTTTTGCCGGAAATACCTCAACGCACTGAGATATTTAGCACGATGGCCACACTCGCTCCGCAGCCGATGACCTTGGAGCAGGAGTGGGAGTACATGGACGAGGACAGGAACACCCTGTTCATCAAGCAAAGGTTCAAGACAAACACGGAGAAGGGCAAGGACTACAGGCTGGTCCGAGTTGACGCACTCGGTAGACGGCACTCGCGGCTTGGAGATGTAAGGATTGTTCCTTACCGATTCCCCGAACTCTTGGACGCAAAGACAGCCGGCCGAGCCATCTACTTAGTGGAGGGTGAGAAGGCAGCGGATGCGCTGGTATCTATCGGAGCCATTGCCACAACGTCACACGCTGGGGCTGGGCATTGGCCTGCTGAGATTACCCAGTACTTCGCAGGGGCGAACGTGGTGGTGGTTCCCGACAACGACAAGGCGGGGCAGGAGTACGCCAAGAAGGTAATCAAGAACCTGCTGCCGGTGGCTAAGTCTGTCAGGTACTTAGACCTTGATCTTCCGTTCCCTGGCGATGATGCCTTCGAGTGGGTGAAGATGGGAGGCACGAGGGCTGAACTCGCGGTACTCGCAAAGAACCTACCAGCGATCGAGTCGAACGATACTGCAACGAACAGCGAACAGTATGACTCGCACAGCGAAAATACATCACAGGATGACTACGACTCCAACGCGCCTATGCATGAGGAGTCAACCAAGGCCAAGCCTCTGTTCCTGAACATTGAGTCATGGGACACGATTCAGGACGAGCCAGTCGAGTGGCTGATTGAGAAGGTCATACCCAAGAAGTCCTTTGTAGCCCTGTTTGGTCCACCTGGCTCATATAAGTCATTCATAGCCCTCGATATTGCCGAGGCGGTGGCGACGGGCAGGATGTGGATGGGTAACGAGATCAGGACACCAGGCGCAGTGCTGTACATCTGCGGGGAGGGTCATGGCGGTATCGGGGCAAGGATCAGAGCCTGCAAACTCCACAACAACACCCAGCAGGGCGCGGAAATCTACGTCATCAGACACCAACTCAACCTGAGATCGAGTGAGGAGGACTTCAACCTATTGATGCTGTCCATCCAGCAACTCATCAACGACACGGGCGTGGAGTTCAGCCTGCTGCAAATAGATACCTTGGCACGAGCCTTCGGCGGCGGCAACGAGAACGACAGCCAAGACATGGGCGCGTTCATCACCAACATTGGACGAGTCCAAAGGATGCTGGACTGCACCATCATGATCTTGCACCACAGTGGAAAGGATGCCACAAGAGGGCTGCGCGGACACTCTTCCCTATTAGGAGCCGTGGACACGCAACTGGAACTGCTGAAGATGGAAGGCGGCCGGCGCGACGGGATAGCCGGTTCGGGACTCCTAACTATTAGCAAGCAAAAGGACGGCGCGGACAACATCAAGATCGGATTTGAGATGGTTGAGGTGGAACTGGCTGCGTCAAACCTGGGTCTGGAACCTGTCATCAGCCTTGCCGTTAACCCTTCGGATGAGGCAACGAGGGCCATGGCTGACACGAAAAAGAAGGAGAAAAAGCCTCCAAGTAGGTCCGGTGTCGGTAAGAACCAGCAAATATGTCTTGATTCTTTGCACAAAGCAATTAAAGAATTTGGCGAGATGCGGGACTTGGATGGCAAGAGAAACAAGGCAGTAAAGATAGATCATTGGTTTGAAAAATTCTCAGAAGTGTGGGGTCACGGTAAGACTTCTAAACAAATTTCAAACGAATTCAGCCGCCATAAACGCGAATTTCTGTACGCAAATGGAGTGGAAATCTTCAAGGATTACGTTTGGGTTGTGTTCAAGAATGATCCAAAAGAGCAGTTTTGATGCAGAAAATCCTACAAATGGTACGCAAATGGACGAGCAGAAATGAGAAAACTGCTAATTATTTAAGCAAAAAAGAAGTAATCTGTCCTACAAATGGTAGACAAATGGTAGACAAATGGAGTCCATTTGTAGGATAAATCTTCCTACAAATGCGGGCAAATCCCTTTAGGGATGCCGCACCATTTGTAGGAAGATATGGAAGAACCCGTAAGAAATTAGAAAGGTTTGAAATGGCAACGAAGAAACGTGGATTAGCAGTAAAGGTTGAGCAGCCGAGTTTTCCAGCAGACCCGTTCAAGGTCAAGTTGAACTCGTTGCTGTTGTCGATAAGTAATCGGAAGAAAGACCATGAGGCTGTGTGGGGTATTGATAGATTGATTGGGCTGGTGGATTCTGAGTTGCGGACTAAATTCTGGAATCAGATGGAACGGGTTTGGACGGCTCAAGATAATCGGGACGAGGAAAGATTGGAGAAAGCGGTCAAGGGAATGATTGCGGGGTATGACGCTTTGGAACGGTACGCGGTTGCGAACGGGATAGACCCGATGCCTGACATTGCGGCGATTGAGCATGAGATGGCTGACGGTTCGGTGATGGTTATTGTCAAGACGAAGGGTGATGCGTTGCTGTACAGCCAGTTCCGACCTGATGTGCAAGGACGGCACGTTTGGAACATGGAGGAGATCGAGACGATGATGGCTGGCGCGGTGATGCGAGAGGTCATCAAGATTAAGCAGTTGGACGCTGGAGCCACGATGGTGAAGGTGGGCGGTGACAGCGGGTTTGATGACATGGAAAGTGACTTGGACTTTAGCAAGCCGTCAACGCTGCCAAAGAAGTTCAACACGGAACTGGCAGAGGCTGGCAGGAACGCCTCAATTTGACGAGAAAATGGGTAGGTTGATAGGTTGGGTGCTTGGATAGACTAAAACGCTTAGAAAGGGCTTAGAAATGGCTGGTAGACCGAAACGTAAGGAGGACTTGATTAAATTGGATCAGGTTCCGCAGGAACAGATCATCGTGATGTTGGAGCAGGGCAAGTCGATTACGCGGATATGTACCGACTTGGGAGTGGGTCGAGCGGCTATGAATGCATGGTTAAGCAAGCCCGATAACGTAGAATCGGTCTCGCGTGCGCGTGTAAGAGCCGCCGATCTGATGGTTTCCGATGCGCTGGACATCGCGGACTCAGCGACCATCGAGGAGGTCAACCTGGCCAAACTACGCATCCAAACGCGCCACTGGACGGCTGAACGCTGGAATGCGCCTGCTTACGCGCAGCAGAAGGGTCAACAGGTCAGCATCAACATTCAGGGTATGCGCATGGACGCGTTGCGCCATGTCGAGGTACTCGAGGACTTATCCACACCCAAATTGTCCACTTAGTCACATTAACCTGTGCATAAGTACCAAACAGACACACATTCCATGTATAACCTGTGCGTAAGTGGCAATCCTATTAACATAATGAACACTGTATCAATTACAGTTCCGCATCGTGGAATCCTGCCCGTCTGGGGCTGGGTTCTGGCCGTCGGGCGGCTGACCCCCCCCTTCGCGCCAGCGGCGGGGGCGGGACTGATGCTGCCCCTAAGAAATACCGACCACAACCCATAGAAAGCAGCCAATGACCACACCCCCCACCCCCACTATGGAACTCGCCCCTCTCCCAAAAAAAAATAAAAAAAATGTGGAATTGACTACTCAAGCAATAGAACAGATTGCGGCCATGTCCGCAGCCGAAGACAAGAATCCGTTCATTGCGTTCGTGAAACGCTACAAGCACAACCCGACCCTGTTTGTCCAGGAGGTACTCAACACACAGCCCGATGATTGGCAGAAGGAGTTCCTTGCCCACATCGCGGACGGCAACCGACGAATCAGCGTCAGGTCAGGCCACGGAGTCGGAAAGTCCACAGCAGCGTCATGGGCAATTCTTTGGTATCTGTTCCTACGCTTCCCAGTAAAAATTGTCTTAACGGCTCCCACATCTAGCCAACTGTACGACGCACTATTCGCTGAGTTGAAACGCTGGGTGAAGGCACTACCCGAAACCCTGAGAGATCAATTGGAGGTCAAGCAGGACCGCATCGAGGTCAAAGAGGCTCCGAACGAGGCGTTTATCTCAGCCAGGACATCACGCGCCGAGCAGCCCGAAGCCCTACAGGGTGTCCACTCAGAACACGTGATGCTGGTGGCTGACGAGGCATCGGGTATCCCTGAACAGGTATTCGAGGCAGCAGCCGGCTCCATGTCGGGACACTCTGCCGTGACCCTGTTGCTGGGCAACCCTGTGCGCAGTTCGGGGTTCTTTTACGACACCCACAACAGGCTCAAGGATGACTGGATCACGATGCGGGTCAACTGCACCGACTCCCCACGGGTGTCAGAGGCTTATGTCGATGAGATGCGTTCAAGGTACGGCGAGGAGTCAAACGCCTTCCGAATCCGCGTACTTGGAGAGTTCCCCAGGTCAGACGACGACACCGTTATCCCGATGGAATTGCTAGAAATGGCCATGAATCGTGACGTTGAACCCTCCGCACACGCTCGACTGGTGTGGGGATTGGACGTTGCGCGGTTTGGTTCCGACAGGTCAGCCCTGTGTAAGCGTCAGGGGAATGCTGTGTTGGAACCCGTCAAGACGTGGAAGAACCTCGACCTGATGCAACTCACCGGCGCAGTCGTGGCAGAGTACGAGGCACTCCAACCGAGCCAGCGACCCCATGAGATTCTTGTGGACAGCATCGGATTGGGTGCTGGCGTAGTTGACAGGCTGCGGGAACTCAAACTTCCTGCGCGAGGAATCAACGTCTCCGAGTCACCGGCGATGGGTGCGACCTATCGGAACCTGAAGGCTGAGTTGTGGCACAAGGCTAAGGCTTGGTTGGAGCAAAGGGACTGCAAGATGCCCAGAGATGAGTCCCTAATCGCTGAGTTGGCGGCCGTGCGGTACTCGTTCACGAGTTCGGGGAAAATACAGATTGAGGGAAAAGACGAGATTCGCAAGCGTGGTTTGGCCTCCCCAGATCGCGGTGATGCATTCTGTCTCACATTCGCAAGCGACGCAATCATGGGAATGTACGGATCGGCGGCGAGTTCCGTTTGGAACAAGCCCCTGCGCCGAAATATTCCAAGAGTTGCATAATTGGGCATTCAGTTTTTGAAAGGATAGGTAATGGCCACACAGACAAGCCGTAGCGTCCCGTCACGCTACCAAGGCGCGATGGATCAGATGATGAAGGAAGACACAGACACATCAAACTGTCCACTTCCCACGCAAGACATTACCCTAAATCTCAAGAACCGAGCCAAGGCGATCACCACCGCAGCCTACGGTCCTGAGAACCCCAAACTGCCAAACGAGGCTTACTGGAAGCGCATGGGCGACGAGTGGGACGTGTCTGCCGAGGAAGCAAAGCAAAGCCGTTGCGGTAACTGCGCGGCGTTCAACGTCTCCGACTCAATCAAGCAGTGCATTGCTGATGGCATCGGCAACGACGCTGATCCCGCTGACGTTATCAAGTTGGCCGACCTTGGCTACTGCGAAATCTTTGACTTCAAGTGCGCGGCCAGCCGTAGTTGCCGTGCGTGGGTTGTTGGTGGCCCCAACACCGGCGAGGCCAAAGACGAAGAGATGGATTCACAAACCGAAGGAGAAGACGAATGAAAGCAGGACTCTACGCAAATATCAATGCCAAGCAAGCCCGTATCAAAGCAGGCAGCGGCGAGAAGATGAACAAGGTCGGCAGCAAGGCAGCACCCAGCGCAGCCGACTTCAAGAAGTCTGCCAAGACAGCCAAAAAGCCAATGAAGAAGAAATGACAGCAGCCTGGCAACGCAAGGAGGGTAAGAACCCCGCAGGCGGCCTGAATGCCAAGGGTCGCGCCAGCCTAAAGGCGGCAGGCCAAGACATAAAGCCGCCAGTCAAGTCAGGCGACAACCCGCGCCGTGCGAGTTTTCTTTCACGGATGGCGGGTAACGCTGGACCTGAGTACAAGGACGGCAAGCCAACGCGGTTGCTACTCAGCCTTAACGCTTGGGGCGCGTCCAGCAAGGCAGACGCAAAGTCAAAGGCAAAGGCAATCTCAGCGAGAAACAAATTGAAATGATTTCTCCGATTTGCATATCAACCGTCACCGGCAAGGGTCTTGCTGTGATGCTGGCAAGCATTAACGAATACTGCCCAGAGGCTCCCGTTTACCTGCGCGGACCTTTGCACGTCATCAGCCACTTCGAGGCTGACTACAAGATGGAGGGCGACAAGAGCAACTTCGGTGATGCGTACAACGCCATCATCGACAAGGCGTTCTCCGATGGTTTTAGTTCTGTGGTGGTGGCAAACGACGACATCGTCCTAACCCCCACCAGTTACAAGTACCTGCTTGAAGACGTGATGCAACTCAAGAAACAGATTAAGGAACCCTTGGGCTGGGTGTCGGCACGATGCGATGCAGCCCGACCTGTGCAGAACATCAGGTCGAACCCGTTCAATGAGAAACTGAACTACTTTAAATACCCCTACGAGGACTCCATCATTCCGATGGAATGCCTCTCCCCGATATTCGGGTGGATCAGCGACGAGGCGTGGAACACGTTCAAGTTCCCACCCCTGAACTGGTACTCTGATGATGTCCACTGCGAAGACCTGCGAGCCGCTGGGTTCCAGCATTACTTATCCCGATCCTACGTTCACCACCTTGGTTCACAAACTATTGGCCTTGACGGAGAAAAACTTACTGCCCAAGCCAAGCCTTGGATCGTTGAAAACAGGCCAAAATACGCAGAAGACTGGTTTAACTAGAAAGTACCGATATGAACATGAACGAACTCCCAATCAGCACCGACATCTCAGCGCAGGAGCCGATGGACGATGACGAGTTGCAAGCGATCATCACGCAGGACATCACCGACGCAATTAGTTATATCGACACCGACATCTCTCCAACCCGCGCCCGTGGCACTGAGTACTACCGTGGCGATCCCTTCGGTAATGAGGAGGAAGGTCGTTCCCAGGTCGTGGCAATGGAAGTCCGCGACACAGTCAGCGCGATGCTGCCCAGCCTGATGCGCGTGTTTTTCAGCACAGAGAATGTTGTCGAGTACACCCCAGAGGGTCCTGAAGATGTAGAGGGTTCTAAGCAAGCAACCGACTACGCCAACTTCATCTTTACCAAGGACAACAACGGTTTCATGACCACCTACGCAATCTTTAAAGACGCGCTGGTGCGTAAGTGCGGAATTGCAAAATACTGGTGGGAAGAGGTCGAAAGCGTCCGAATCGAAGAGTACAGCGGACTCGATGACCAGACCCTGCAACTTTTAGAAGACGAGGCCGCCGAGGTCAAAATCGTTGTCTCTTACCCTGACCCTGCATTTGAGATGCAGATGCAGCAGATGCAGCCACAGATTGACCCGATGACCGGCCAGCCCGTCCCAATGCCGCCACCCCCGATGCTGCACGACGTGCAGATCAAGCGCGTGATGAAGGATGGCCGAATCAAGATCATGGCCGTCCCACCCGAAGAGTTATTGCTTGATCGACGCGCACGTTCCTTTGACGACGCGGGCATCATCGCCCACCGCAAGATGGCCACAGTCGCTGAGTTGATGGCAATGGGCTACGACGAGGACGAGATCGAGGAGAACATCAGTTCCACCGACTTGGACAACAACGAGGAGTACTTGGCTCGCCAGCCGCTGTCCACTACCTTTGGAACCAACGACTCTGCCAACCCAATGCAGCGTCGCGTCCTGTACATCGAGGCATATGCACGGATTGATTATGACGGCGACGGAATCCCTGAGTTGCGCAAGATTTGTTGTATCGGAGCCGGCTACAAAGTTGTCCGCAACTTACCCGCGTCTTACAACCCGTTTGTGGACTTCCCTTGCGACCCAGAGCCACACACATCTCCACTTGAGGCGATGTCCATCTTTGACATTACGCACGACCTGCAAGAGATTAAGTCCGAGATTCTGCGCAACACTCTCGACTCATTGGCGCAGTCTATCCACCCCCGCACTGCGGTGGTCGAGGGCCAGGTCAACATGGACGACGTGCTGAACAACGAGACTGGAGCCGTCATCCGTATGCGCGCGCCTGGCATGGTGCAGCCGTTCTCCACCCCATTTGTTGGACAGGCAGCCTTCCCGATGCTGGACTACATGGACCAGATTAAGGAAGACCGCACTGGCATGAGCAAGGCAGCGATGGGTCTGAACGCTGACGCGTTGCAGTCCAGCACCAAGGCTGCGGTTGCAGCCACCATCAGCGCAAGCCAAGGTCGGATCGAACTGACGGCTCGACTGATGGCCGAGGGCATGAAGAAACTCTTCAAGGGAATCCTGTTCCTGATGACAACGCACCAGGACAAGCCTCGGATGATTCGCCTGCGAAACGAGTTTGTGGAGATCGACCCCCGTGCGTGGAACACCAACATGGACGTGAACATCAACATTGGACTTGGCAACGGCGACACCAACGAGCGTATGCAGGCACTGATGATGATCTCCGCAAAGCAGCAGGAGGCTCTGACCCAACTCGGACCACAGAACCCATTAGTGACACCGTCCCAGTACGCCTACACGTTGCGCAAGATCGTGGAGATGTCTGGCTTTGCCGACACCAGCCAGTACTTCAACGCGATCCCTGCCGACTACCAGCCACCACCAGCCCCAGCACCAAAACCGACCCCAGAAGAGGTTCTTGCGCAGGTACAGGCCAAGTCAATCGAGGCTGACATTCAGAAGAAGGCGGCTGAGTTGGAACTCAAGCGCGATCAGATGATTCGTGATGATGACTTCCGTCGTGACCAAATGGCACAAGATGGACTACTAAAGAAATACGAACTTGAGTTAAAGTACAACACACAGATCAGCACTGCGGAGATTAAGGCTGCGCAGGACATGGATCGAGAAGTATTGCAGCAACAGGCAAATATCGTCAATCAGGCGATGCAACCTATGGCTGCGCCCATCAACCCTACAGGAATGGCGTAAATGAATGACGAAGAAATAGTTCGCAAAGGCTTGAAAGCCAAACAGTTCTTGGAGGATGAATCCTTCAACACTGCCATCAACAAGATGGAGGCAGATCAGGTCTGGGTTTTCAGGTCTACCAAGCCGGAGGAGTCAGCCAAACGTGAGATCGCTTGGTCTATGCTCAAGGCAATTGAGAATCTAAAAATAGAATTATCAAAAATGATGGACAACGCAAAGGTGGCACAACGTGCCATCGAGCGTGTCAGTAAGTAATTAGAAAGCAGCCATGTCAACAACACCAACCCCACAAGGAAGTGTCCCAGCAGGGCCAATGAGTATCACCGAAGCGGTGAATGCAATCTCTTCAATACTGCCCGATGAGGGAGAACAGTCAATTGACGAGGCGCAAATAGAGGAGGAGCAATCCGACTCTGCGGCGTTGGACGAAGAATTATCGGAGAGTGCAGACGCAGCCGATGACGAAACGAACGACGAACAGTCTGAAGAGAATGAGGAATCCGAGGAGGAAACCCAGCCACAGACCTTCACCGTCAAAGTTGACGGACAAGAAGTATCAGTGACGTTGGACGAACTTCAGAAGGGTTACTCACGAACACAGGACTACACACGGAAGACGCAGCAAATTGCCGAAGTGCGCAAGCAAGTCGAGCAGGAGGCTGAAGCAATCCGTGCCGAGCGTAGTCAGTACGCTCAGTTACTTGGAGCGTTGCAAGTTCAAGTTCAGCAAGCAGCCGAGCCACAGATCGACTGGGACCGTCTCTACCAAGAGGACCCCATCGAATGGGTACGGCAGAAAGAGGTGATGCGTGAAAACCAAGAGAAGGCACGTGCTATTCAATCCGAACAGCAACGGCTCAATCAGATTTCACAGCAGGAGCAAGCACAGACGATGCAGCAGTTTCTCGCTCAAGAGCAGGATTTGTTGCTGAAGGCACTGCCTCAATGGAGCGATCCAGAGAAGGCAAAAGCCGAGAAGTCCATGCTGATCGAGTTCGGCCAAAAGGCTGGATTTGCACCTGATGAACTGAAGAACATATTCGACCACCGAGTCGTATCGGTACTGCGTAAAGCAGCCCTGTACGAGCAGATGATGTCCAAAAGGGGCAACATCAAACCGGTAGTCAACAACGGCCCTCGCCCTGCCAAGCCTGGTGCAGCAGGTCGCGTCTCTCAGTCAACTGGAAGTACTCTCGCACAAAAGCGTCTTGCAAAAACTGGTCGCGTTCAAGACGCGGCCTCCGCAATTGAACTTTTACTGAAATGAGGCACTTAAATGGCTATTGTTGCTAACACCTTCACCACCTACTCTGCCAAGGGTATTCGGGAAGATCTTTCGAATATTATTACGAACATCTCACCGGAAGAAACACCGTACATTTCCAATATTGGACGTGAAAATGTTTCTAACAGTTTGTTTGAATACCAAACCGACGTCTTGGCCGCAGCCGCCGCCAATGCACAGTTGGAGGGTGACGACGTTACTTCGTTTGACGCAGTGACTGCCACTGTCCGTCTGCAAAACTACGCTCAAATCTCTCGCAAGACAATCATCTTGTCCGCGACTGAAGAGACTGTAAATAAAGCAGGCAGACGCTCTGAACTGGCCTACCAAATCGCAAAGCGTGGTTCTGAACTTCGTCGCGACCAAGAGTTCAGTATGCTGAACAGCCAAGTTGCTGCCGCTGGTAGCACTACTGTCGCTCGTACTACTGCATCCTTGCAAGCGTTCCTGAAGACCAACGTTGATATGCAGACTAACGGTGCAAGCCCATCGTACACAACCCTGCCAAGCAGCGCACGTACAGACGGCAACGTCCGTACCTTCACTGAGACAATTTTGAAGAACGTCATCCAGCAAGTATGGACTTCTGGCGGCACTCCAAAAATCTTGATGGTTGGTCCTGTCAACAAGCAGCGCGTATCGGGTTTCTCCGGCATTGCATCTTCTCGTTTCAACATTGATGGTGGTGCAAAGCCAGCAACTATCGTGGGGGCCGCAGATGTTTACGTCAGCGACTTCGGGAACGTGCAAGTGGTTCCCAACCGTTTCCAACGTGAGCGTGATGCCTTCGTGATCGATCCTGATTACGCAAAGATGACCGTTCTCCGTCCTTACCAACAAATTGAGTTGGCTAAGACCGGTGACGCTGAGAAGCGTATGTTGATCGTTGAGTTCGGCCACAAGGTGTTGGCAGAAACTGCCCACGGCATTGCTGCTGACTTGATTACTTCTTAAAAGTAAAGGGAAAGGGCCAGGGAAACCTGGCTCTTTTTTACATGATTGAATCCAAACATTTTGATCGCAATGATGCCTTGGGCATCAATCGCACATGGCACTACAACTCGGAAACCGACGAGGCTACCGTTGAAACCAAGCAGGACATCACTGCGATCATTGAAGAGAACAAGCAGGACTTCAACCTGCAAGAAAAGCACTCCAAGTACGGCGAGTGGAATAAGGTTGCGAGTATCCCTCTGAGTATCTACTTTGAACTCAAGGCGCAGGGCAAGTTGGACGATGATGCGTACATGAAACGCTGGTTAAACGACCCTGAAAACCGTTACTTTAGAACTCGCCCAGGACAAGTATGAATTACATTGCAGTCTGCACCCCAGCGCGTGACATGGTCCACGCAAACTACACCTATTGCATGGTCAACATGGTGGCATATCACACGCTGAACACCACAGACGCAATTGCTCTGAAGATCATGCAGGGTACGTTGATCCAAAACCAACGAGCAGACCTTTGCCTTGACGCAATGCGCGAGAACTGCACCCACGTTCTGTTCATCGACTCGGACATGACATTCCCGCAGGACATGATTGAGAGGCTGCTAAAGCACGACCTTGACATTGTGGCCACCAACTGCGCACGTCGCAGGATGCCAACAGGTCCAACGGCTCAGAAGTACGGCCCTGACGGAGAGCGCGAGTTGGTCTACACAATGCCTGAATCTACAGGCGTTGAGGAAGTTGGCAGCATCGGCATGGGTGTAATGCTCATCAAGCGCAACGTCTTTGAGGCGTTGACAGAGCCTTGGTTTGAGACTCCCTGGCGCACCGACAAACGCGGCTACATTGGTGAGGATATTTTCTTTTGCCGCAAGGCGCAGGCCGCAGGGTTTAAGATATGGATTGACCACGATGTGTCCAAAGAAATTGGCCACATTGGGACGTTTGAATTCAAGCACGACCACACATGGGTCATGCGTGACCTTGAGGAAAAGGAAAAGGCTACCTAATGGCTCTAACTACATACACCGAACTCAAGGCATCAGTAGCGGATTGGCTCGTCCGTGCCGACCTGACGGCTGCAATCCCTGACTTCATCTCTCTGGCAGAGGCTCAGATCGAACGCAACTTGCGTACACGTCAAATGATTGTCCGCGCCGATGCGTTCATCAACAGCGAGTACAGCGCGGTCCCTGACAACTTCCTTGAGACACGGGCGTTTAAGTTAAATACAAACCCAGTGACTCCGATGCAGTTTGAGACAATGGACTCGTTGGATGTGTTGGCATCACGAACAAGCGCAGCAGGCAAACCGATCTACTTCAGCATCGTTGGGAGTCAGATTCGTGTTGTCCCAGCCCCTGATACAACCTACACGGGCGAACTGACCTACTACGCAAAGTTAACTAAGTTATCAACTTCAGTCGCAACAAACTTTTTGTTGACATCATCCCCTGACATCTATCTGTATGGCGCACTCTTACAGGCCGCGCCTTACCTACAGGATGATGCGCGTATCTCTGTTTGGTCTGCGCTGTACCTTGCTGGACTTGAGCAACTGCAACTCGCAGATGATAGAAGCACAACATCGGGCGGCTCTCTGACCGCACGTGCAAGAACACTGGGGTAGAAATGCTAATCACAACGACCAAAGGCGAAATCGACGACTCCCTACTTGAGAAAAAAGAAGGGATAATTGATACTGAGAACGAGACAACTCGGTGGGTCGAGTACTGGCAGAACAATGAACTTGTTCACCGTTCCGTTGATATGACCTTGAAACGCAATGTTGTAACACTAGCCGTTTCTCAACCTTTAGGATAATCATGGCAAATACTCAGGCAATGTGTACCTCGTTCAAGGGCGAATTGTTGGTCGGCCATCACAATTTTGGTACAGGTGTTATCCGTGCGGCCACAACTGCTGACACGTTCAAGGCGGCCTTGTACCTGGCATCTGCCACCGTTAACGCGGCCACCACAGCCTACTCATCCACCAACGAGGTGACAGGTACTGGGTACACGGCTGGTGGCGTGACCGTGACGTTTGGGACCGTCCCAAGCACTAGCGGGACAACGGCCTTTGTCACTCCCAGCGCAAGCATCTCCTATTCTGCTGTGACCCTGTCTACGTCCTTTGACGCGGTCCTGATCTACAACTCCACTCAGTCCAACAAGGCGGTGAGTGTTCACACTTTTGGATCGCAGACCGTTACCGCTGGCACGTTCACTCTGACAATGCCCGTCAATGACGCAAGCACCGGCCTGATTCGGCTGGCTTAACGCGGGAGCAGCGGCATGGCTGCTTACGGCACAGGCTATTACGGCAGGGGAGCCTATGGCATAGGCAATGTTGTCATCAGTGGCAACTCGTCCACATCTGCCATTGGCACGTTGCTGGCCAGCCGGTCAATCCAAGAGGACGGGACGATTGCTACCGGCAATGTCGGCACGATCAGCCTGTCTGTGTCTATTGCCATCACAGGTAACTCAGCCGCAGGCTCCGTCCAGTCCCTCTTTGTATCTCCAATTATTACAGGCAACAACGCCACGGGCGGTGTTGGGACGGTAAGTGCCGAGGTCATCTCGTTCCAGGACATTACTGGAGTTGGAGGCACTGGCTCCGCAGGCACTGCCACAAGCGTCGTTTCTGTTGCGATAATTGGTGTACAAACTAATTCATCAGTAGGGACGATGATTGGATTCGGATGGGGTGCAGTTCCTGACACGTCAGAGTCTTGGTCACCCATATCTGATACGTCAGAGACTTGGACTGCTGTTGCAGATAATTCGACAACGTGGCAAGAGGCCGCATAAGAGGTGAAATATGGCTGATACAACGACAACGAACCTATTACTTACCAAGCCCGAAGTTGGGGCCAGTACTGACACATGGGGAACCAAGATCAACACCGACTTGGACTCCATTGATGCGTTGTTTGATGCTGGTCCAGTCCTAAAGATTACCAAGGGCGGTACTGGTGCTGCGACATTGGCCGCAGCGTCAATCTCCACCTACACAGGAACTGAAACCCTTACCAACAAGACGCTGACTAACCCCACGGTTAACAACTACACCGAAGGCGTGGTTGCCATTGGTAACTCAGGCACAACCCAAACCCTCGTTCTGACCAGCGGCACAGTGCAGACGGTGACAATGACAGGCAACTGCACATTCACCATGCCCACTGCAACGGCTGGCAAGTCCTTTGTTCTTATTCTTACCCAAGACGCAACAGGCTCACGGACTGCGGTGTTTACTTCCGTCAAGTTCGCTGGCGGCACTGCGCCGACCTTAACAACTACCGCAACCACAGGCGTTGACATCCTGACCTTCGTGGCTAACGGCACATCCTGGTTCGGAACCTACGCACAGGCGTTTGCATAATGTTTGCTGCTAAGAACGAACTGTTTACCCGTCCTAGCGGCGGGTACAACCTCACCCGCAGCCTACGGTTTCGGTCTAGTGCAAGTGCTTATTTGAATCGTACCCCTGCAACGGCTTCTAACCGCAAAACATTTACTTGGAGTGGCTGGTTTAAGCGTGGTACTTTAAGCACCTACCAAAATGTATTTGGTGCTACAACAGGGGGGAACGCATTTATTCTTCGTTTTGATAATGACAATACTTTATTTATATATCAAGAAGGTGCTTCGGACTACGGTGGAAGCACATCCGCAGTTTATCGTGACCCCGCTGCTTGGTATCATATTGTTCTTGCTATGGATACCACGCAAGCAACAGATACAAACCGATTAAAGTTATACGTCAACGGAGTACAAAATTCCGTTAGTGCATTTTACGGTTACTTTGCTTTAAATCTAGACACAAGTATTAACAGCACAGGTGTTCATACTATGGGGCAAGTAAATTCTGCAAATTACCTTGATGGCTATTTAGCAGAAGTCAACTTCATTGACGGACAAGCCCTGACCCCTTCATCGTTTGGTGCGTACAGCATCTACAACCAATGGCTACCTAAGAAGTACGCTGGCACATACGGCACTAACGGCTTCTACCTGCCATTTACCAACAACGCAAGCGCAGCCACACTTGGCAACGACTTTAGCGGCAACAGCAACACTTGGACAACCAACAACATCTCCGTGACCGCAGGGAACACCTACGACAGCATGACCGATGTGCCTACGCTGACCAGTGCGACTGCGGCTAACTATGCTGTGTTGAATCCTTTGACAAAGGCTTCTCAAGGAACAATTGATAATGGAAACCTTCATGCCTACACAGGAGGTTTAGCAAGCATTATTGCTGTTGCAACAATGCAAATCACAGGAGACACTTATTGGGAGTGTGTCAGTGTAGGTAACACTAACGTAGTTGCTGGAGTCGCGTTTGGTGAATTGCCAAATGTAGGAAGTAGTTGGTTCCCAGCAGCGTCTTCATACGCAATGTTTGTATCAGGTGGAGCGTTATATACACAAAATGCTACTGCGTCTCAATCTGCAACTCCGTCATGGTCTGCTGGAAATACACTTGGATTTGCATGGAACAACTCGGCTAGAACACTTACTTTGTATGTCAACAATACGCTTTCAAGCGTAATGACAATTACTGCGCCTTCTACCCAACCGTTTCCTGTATTTGCCAACTATTCAAGTACACCCGCAACTGATATAACTGCCAACTTTGGTCAGCAAGGTTTTACTTACACACCCCCAAGCGGCTATGTAGCCCTCAACACTTTCAACCTATAAGACTATGCCAACAACATACGCAATTCCTGATGGTCGAGTGGCAATGGCTTGTACTACTTACACAGGCACAGGGGCAAACGCATCTATTGTCAACACGGTTAACGGTGTAAGTTTTCAGCCTGATTTTGTGTGGATTAAAGACAGGAGTGTTGGCTACAACCATGTGCTGCAAGATTCTGTTCGTGGAGCTACAGCCGCCGCAAAATTAAGCTCCAACCAAAGCGATGCAGAGGGAAGTGCGAACTTAGCCCCCTACGGCAATGTTTCTGCATTTAATTCCAATGGCTTTTCATTGGTTTCAGGCTCTATCGACTCACGACAAACAAACGCTAGTGGCGATGCTTATATTGGCTGGCAATGGAAAGCAGGAGGCACTGCCGTCTCTAACACTGCTGGCTCAATTACATCAACTGTAAGCGCAAACACTACCGCTGGTTTTAGTGTGGTGACTCTTACTGCTCAGTCAAGTGGTACAGGAACATTTGGTCATGGCCTTGGTGTTGCGCCTTCAATGGTTATTACTAAATTAAGAGCATCAACTAATGCTTGGGCAACATGGCACATATCAATACCAAATACCCAATATCTTGAACTAAATACAACAAATGCGGCTCAAACTGCTGCATCGTATTGGAACAGCACATCACCAACTTCAACTGTTGTATCTTTAGGTTCAGCATGGGCAGGTGCGGGAACAATGGTGTCCTACTGCTTCGCCCCAGTAGCAGGGTATTCAGCCTTTGGTAGTTACACTGGCAATGGAAGCACTGATGGGCCTTTTGTGTACCTTGGGTTTAGACCTCGTTATTTTTTAATAAAGCGGTCAGACTCGGCTTACGATTGGTACATACACGATACCGCAAGAGATACTTACAACACAATGAACAAAGAACTTTATCCAAATACTTCGGATGCCGAGGTTTCAAGTTCTCGCATCTTTGATGCGTTATCAAACGGTTTTAAGGTTCGTGACTCTAACGCTGGTATCAACGCAAGTGGAGGCACATACATCTACATGGCATTTGCCGAAAACCCTTTTAAATACGCTAACGCACGATAAGGAACCATCATGTTTTTACTAAACGGAACACCATTGGGCATTGACAGCCCTTTTACCTACAACGACACGCAATACCCTTCTAACTGGCTGCGCCTTGCAAGCCAAGCCGAGCGTGCTGCTATTGGCATTACTGAGGTGGCCGACGCTCCTTGGTACGATGACAGGTTCTACTGGGGTGTTGACAATCCAAAACTGTTAAATGACCGTGAGGAAGTTGACCAAGAAGGCAACCCAATGTATGTCAAGGTTCTTGGTGTTGTTGACGGTAAACCAGCAATGGTTGATTCAACAAAACGCCTAGTTGCTAAAGGATTAAAAAGCAACCACCTAGCGCAGACAAAGACTACAGCAAACCAACTCCTGTCAGCAACAGATTGGATGGTTATCCGCAAGGCAGAGCGTGATGTGGCTATTCCTGCCGCAACAGTGACCTACCGTGCCGCTGTGCTTACCGAGTGCGACAGACTGCTGGCTGCTATTGCTGCTGCCTCTGATGTCCCTGCTCTAATGGCTGTAACGGCTGCATGGCCTGAAAGCAACTAACCATGAACCAATCCGAACGCGCTGAACTTGTTGCCGACATTGCTGCGGCGATCAAGGAATCGTCCAACTTGTCTGAAGATGAGGTGCGTTGGGTTAAGTTGGCCATCCACAAGCAGGAACAGTCCATTAAGTTACGCCAGGCAATCATTGAGAAGACCTTGGGTGGATTGGTGTGGGCTGCACTGGCTGGGCTGGCTTACATAGTATTTGACTTTTTTAAAAACCACGGATTCAAGTGATAGATGCAATTGCTTCTGCTCAAATTCAATGGCCCAACACGGAACAAAAAATCGTGCTGGTGTGCCGTGTCGTGCTGCCGAACGAAAAGTATGGGGCTAATGAGTTTTTAGACAAAGACGGGCGGGTGTGCCGTTGGGTACTGGAGGTGGTTAAGAAAGAACGCCATGATTGACCCTATAACAGCGTTTGCCGCTGCTAGGGCGGCTGTATCGGGAATCCAAGCCGCCATCAAGATGGGCAAAGACATTCAGGGCATCACCGGCGATGTGATGAAGTTTTTCGACGCAAAGGAAAAGGTAGCCAAGGAAGCAGTTAAGGACCCGAAGAAAAAGTACAGTTCAGACACCAGCCAAGCGATGTCAACCGTAATGCAACTGCATGAACTCAATCGGGCTGAAGAGGAGTTGAAGTGGCACTTTATCAATCAAGGCCACAGCCAGTTGTGGAATCAGATTCTCCTTGAGCGCAACGCAATTGTGCAGCGCAGGAGAACGCAAGAGATACTAGATGCGACTGCGGCCAAGAACCGCAAGGCTGAGATTGACGAAGCCATCACAATGGGGCTTTGCGTACTGGTTGCCGCTGCCATATTTTTCTTGGTGGCTTGGGGTGTAATTGCAATGAAAGGGAAGTTTTGATGTTTGATATTACTGGATTACTAGCAGTCGGCGGCAAGTTAATCGACAAACTTATTCCCGACCCTGAAGCCAAAGCCAAGGCTCAATTAGAACTTGCCACACTTGCCCAAAGCGGTGAACTGGCAAAGATGGCTAACGAGACTGAGATGTTTAAGGCAGAGCAGGAAAACACCACCGCACGGTGGACTGCGGATATGTCATCCGATTCATGGCTGTCCAAGAACATTCGCCCGATGGCTCTAATAGCAATCTTTATTGCGTTTTTCCTGTTTACCATGATGTCTGCCTTTGGCTACAACGCCCAAGAGTCTTATGTCAACCTGCTAGGCCAATGGGGTCAAATTATATTTTTGGCATACTTTGGTGGTCGCACAGTTGAAAAACTTGCTGACATGAAAATGAGCAGCAAATGAGTTACCTAAGTAAACACTTCACCCTTGACGAACTAACCGTCACCGACCACCGTGAGTTTGACAACTCTCCAACACAAGCGGAAATCAGCAACCTGCAACGACTAGCGCAACTGTTGGAGCAGGTCAAAGAAACCCTTGGTGGCAAGCCCGTAATGATTAATTCTGCGTTCCGCTGCAAGCAGGTCAATGATGCAGTAGGCAGCAAAGATTCAAGCCAACACCGTCATGGCTGTGCGGCTGATCTCCGAGTGCCAGGTATGACCCCTGACGAAGTAGTCCGTGCTGTAATTTCTGCGGGTTTGCCCTTCGATCAGATCATCCGTGAGTTTGATCGCTGGACACATATCAGCATCCCTAACGTGGATGGAGCAGAACCCCGTGGCAAAGCACTGATTATTGACAAGGCTGGCACTCGTCAGTTTGAGTAATGGCTACCAACTACACCGGCCAGATCACGACACCGGCAGTACCCAACACGGGTACGCCTGGGAATGAGTACGAGCAGAGATACTTCAGCCAAACCCTATCCAACTTAGGAAACTACTTTCAGCGCGTCACAAGCATCATTGCTGCGCTGTTCGGACCAAGGGGTGGGAAGTACATCAACATACCCTACGGTGCGT